ACTGAATACTCGATGACGGTGCGAAACTCATATGATGTCGATGAGTTCTATTTTCCGCGTGTTTACGATCGTGGGATCTCTGCGGCGTTGGAAGCCGAAGAGCGCGCACTCGGTGTAGGAGCCAAAATATACAGAGGTAAGAACGGTCAATATGTTAAGAATGGCGATGTTATACCAAGTGAAATTCCGCCATACACACATCTGGCAGCTCCAATTAATGGTAAACCTGAAGATGTTCGTATTTCTTCGTTTGAATCAGGTTTAGTTGCGGGCTTGACAGAAAGCGGTGCAACTATTGGGGGCGCTGCTGTTACATTGCACAGATTCTTAAATGGTGGTTATCAAGCAACAAATACAGAATTAGCCGGTATTACACCGCTTGTTGGTGAACAATGGGTTAATACAACAGATACAAGTATACACATTGGTGATGGGGTTACTCAAGGTGGTATCAAGCATGTCAACAGAAATACGTTAAAAGGTTATTCGTATTTACGGTTTGATTCTGTCGATGACATGGTAAGCGGTATTTCTTTTTACGGTGGTGTTTACAATTTAACATTAGGAGATAAATGCTTCACAAACGGGATGATTTGGGAGGTTATAAGCACACCTGTCACCGAATTGTCTGATTTCAAACCAGTATCTGTTGTGGAGCTTAACGGTTTTGCCCCTGCTAAAGACGGCTCAACTGATGATTACGCTAAGATATTAAGCGCGCATGATCAAGACAGGTTTATGCGTGGTGACAATGGTGAGTATTACCTATCGGCAACCCCTAACGATTACTCAAAATCACTGTCAATGCAGTATGATTACAATACGAAGTTTGTCGGTCCTGGCGCTGAATTCCTAGGTGGTTACGGGCGGTTACTCACTAACCCTTATTCATTAGTAGACGGTCCGTATTTCTTCCAACGGACTGAAATTAAACCGCCAGAAAGTGGTACAGTAAACCACTTTACTATTGAGGGCGAGTTAGCGCTAGAAGAAGATATCGTTGTATCTGCCACTCTGACAAACAGTTCATCTACAATAACGTGCGACACAACTGGGATGTATCCCGGACAGAGATTGTACGCTGAAGTTGGTGGTGTACCAGACGCTGATTTCCCAGTAAACGATGTTCCACCGTATTTTGGATGTGCCAGAATCTTAACTATTGACTCTCCTACTCAGTTGACCCTTGGAACGCAGACACTAACAGGTGTTGTTGAGTATCAATATACAGGAACAACCAAAGCAGTAGATCTAACAGCAAAGCCTAATCAGCGTAACTGTCAATTATACGTGGGCAATTCATCCGGTGGTCGAGAAAGTGTTGACTCGGAAACTACTGGTATCAATGTCGTAACATACGTTAAGGCAGGAACTGGTGAAGCATCTCATCAAGGGATGGAAATTGATATTAATGTCGAGTCTCAGGATGCTGTCGCTAGAGGGCTTTTTATCACTGGTAACTCGTTGCCTTCTATTGATGCTGATGTTGCGATTGAGATAGGTCGAGCAAATACAGCGTGGTTTTACGGCAGTTTGATGAACAATGTGTACTTCGGACACAAGATAAATGCTAAAAATACAGCAATTGAAATCGACAGTCTTTACATACCAGCGCCAGATTCAGCAGATCCTAATAATACAGTCCTATTGAGAGGGATTGCGTTTGATAATATTTCATATCGTAGTTACTCCCTCTTTTCTGGCAAACAGTTAAATAATGCTGCCGAATGCATCTATTTAGCAAGGTATACAGACACAAGTCCACTTGGTTTCTTTATGGCATGTATGAGTGAAGATGAAGCGTCCAGAGTGTTCAGTGTTGGTATAACTGGCGAGATTGAAACAAATGCACCAGCAAGCTCAAATGGGTCAACAACTTCATCTGGTTCAATTATTTGTAATGGTATTACCGTCCGTTCGGGGGCAAATATTCAATTGGGTAATGCTGTATCTGGTGGCACAATAACAATGTATGACTCAAACGGTGCTGCATTCACAGTACCTGCAACACTGATTTAATAGAGGTGCTCATGGACTTTGAATACAAAAAAGTGGATGTGACGGAAAGTGATGCGTCAAAGCGTGGTGAGTTTGCAGCCAAAGCAGGCCATACTAAACATGTTAATCCTTTCAAATCTAATAAAATTTTATCGGATGCGTGGATGTCCGGTTACAACAAGGTGACAAACGATGAAAGTTAATTTAGACCAAATACTAAAAGACCCTGATAATCGTGAAATAATGATGGATCAATCAACAAAGCTTACATTGAGATTTGTTTGCACTGACGCATTAATCCGACGCATAGAGAGTATTGATTCTAAAAACGATGCCGCATACGCTGTGGAATTATTTGAATGTTCGCAAAATCTAAAAGATGGGAATTTCAAGTCAGAACAAATAACACTTATTAAAAATAGGGTTGCAAACTCTGGAACATTCTCACCGTATATAATCGGTCAAACTTTAACACTGTTGGATGGATAGTTGAAATTATGATTACAAACAAAAGCCTCATTACGGGGCTTTGCCTTATCTAACTTTGCCAACAAGTTTCACCAAATTTAGTGTATAGTTTAATTAATGTTTAGGTACACCATCTCAATCATTTACAGACACAGGCAATAACACCTGCATTAATGCTAATGGCGATGTTAAACAGTCATTGATTGATTTTTTTGGTCTGTAATAAACCAAACAAGTTTCATCTTAAATTAAAAGAGTTGCCCCAAAAACTAAAATTAAGCCACCGATATCATTGGTATTAGACGTCGGTGGCTTTATCCCAAGTAGTTGATTCAAATTTTTTACTTTGTTTAGTGAACAGCCCTAAATCTGCCATAACCTAAAATGCATCTTTTTATAACTCGTTGTTTTAAAGCTATAAAAACATGTATCTCTGTGAAATGTTCGAAACTTGGTACAAGATGGCAAGCATGTTCTAGTTTGGATTGTTGGAAAATATCTTCCCCAAAACTGTCCTTAACTACTTGATATTGCTTGTTTTGTTTTTTATTCAATTGATGTGTAAAAAATGGATGTTTTAATTTGTAATTGATTGAATTTAAATGATTTTACATTAATGGTAAGACTGTTCTGTCTTGGAACATGTCTTTTTTATAAACCTTTGTATAACTTGGGGAAATTCTTTTCCCCAAAATCTCCCCAAAATTCTTCCCCAAAACTACAGTGTAATCTTGTCGGTGGTTATTATGGTTTGATTTCCTAGATAAATTGTGACTGTGTCACATGGTACTTGGTAATTTAATGAAAGTATATTGATGATCTCGGCTATCGTTGTAGGTATCCGTTGTTTCTTGAGAGCTGTGTCCAAGTAAGGTTTTTGTATCGTAACCGGCTTCTCTGTAGATTCGTTCTGCAAATGATCTTAACTCATGAAATGAGAAGTTCTTTTCGGATACTTCTGGTGAGCAAAGCTCTTTTGCTTCTCTAAACATTACACTTAATGATGGCGGGTTAACTTTTTGTCCTTTTTTAGCTTCATATCTAGCTTGGTGATGCTTGATATGATGAACAAGATACTTGGATACAATTTTAGTTGATCTGCACTCCTTAATGATGTCACCAAGAGATTGACCCAAGAACGGGTTTGTTAACTCAAGAGGAAAGGCTAGTTTGGTTTTTCCGTTTGACTTACTCAAAGCTACCAGCAAGTAACCATCTTTAACATCACTGAATTTTAGTCCCGTTATGTCGCTACGTCTTAAACCTGTTGTTACTGCTAGTTTAACCGCCATAATTAAATGATGACGATCTTTGTAGTAACTAGTGTTCATTATCTCACTAAGATCTTCGTTTTTAATTCGAACTCTCTGAGGTGTTACTTTTACATTCCTAGTTGAAACAACGGGATTAAACCCTGATTCAACTTCTCCTGCATATTGCGCTTCAAGATACATATCTTTCCAAGCATTTCTTATGTTCCTTGCCATTCCATCCTTTCCGCGAGATTTGTACTCATCAAGAACAGTAGCAATATCTTTGGTCGTAATGTCCTTGATGCCTGTATTTTTAAACCTCTCTCCAAATAACCCTGCCCGGTAAATTTTTGTCCGAACTGTTTCAGGCTTGAGATCGCCTTTATTAAGTCGCTCCTCTTGTATTCCTATGTATCTTTTCGTCCACTCTGATGCAGAAATGCCGATTATTTTTACAGCTTGTTTATCTTGCTGAATAACGAATTTAAGCTGCTCAAGTCTTTGTTCTGCTATAAGAACATTAGATTGACGTGCAATATCAAAAGCTTTATCTCTATCGCTACCAAGACCGACAAACTTTCCTGTAATAGGATGCTTGTAAGTAAAGTATGTCTTCCCATTTCTTTTGTCGGTCTTTTGGTAGAGATTAGGGATGTTGTTTATATACTTTCTAGGTCTAGCCGCCATTGAGAATTTTCCTTAATAAAGGGTCATCAGTTTTATAATGAATTGGCTGCATTTCATGAAACTGAGCATCTGGGTCAACTCGCCATCGACCTGCAAACTTAATTGGCTTTGGGTATATTTGACCATTCCTAGCATATTGAGAAAGGGTTGTTGAGGTTGGCTCGTAACCAAACTTACTGATCGCCCATTCTTTTAGTGAAATGTATGCCGCCATTGTTCCACCTCATAAATAGCTGAATTTCTTTTGAAATCACCTACAACACTTTTGATAATCTTGTAGGTGACAGGTTGATATTTATGCGCTACTAAGCGATAGGAGGGGTTAACACTTCACGGTTTCCATTGTGTGCCGGTTTAGAAACAATGTTCATTTCTTCCATTCTTTCCATGATTCTTGCTGCATGGTTGAATCCAATCTTGAACTTTCGTTGCAGTGCTGATACTGAAGCGCGTCGAGTTTCTTTCACAAACGCAATCGCATCTTCCAATATCGCTTCACATCGTTTTTCAAGATTTGTCATAGATGTTTCTGCTTCTTCATCTAGTAAGGGAAGACCACCAAGAACATTGATGAGAGACTTGATAAGAGCAAGCATTTCACCAGCAGCCAAAGCAAAATCGGCATCCATACGAGCGTGAACATCTTCTCGCGGTATGTCTTCGTTTTGATCGGTAATTACATCGCCGAAGTTAACGCGAGATAACTGCATGTTCTCTTTCAGCACAAAACTAATGCGATCTTGCCAACTTAACTCAAGCGCGATAACCATCTTGTTTTCTTCAATGTGCTGGTGGACAGCATTAGAAGTTAGCTCGTTATTCTTGAGCTTGACTGTACCGCCATCATCGAGAATTGACTTCATATCAGCAGCATTACCAATTTCATAACCGCTAGGAACGTCACCAGTTTTAACCCATTCAGTTAATGTTGTTTCAACTGCGATTTGCGGGATAAGAGGAATGCAAGGAAGGCTACCCATTGATTTACGAAGCAGGGCAAGTGTGTCTTCAGCTTTCTTGTGCGTTGAAGCATCAACAACAATTAGACCATCAGAAGGGAAGATAAATACGTTGGTAAAAGTATCTTTGATAAAAGCGGTTGGCAGCTTATCCATAACAATATCGTCTCTGATATCGTCTTTTTCTGCTTTCTTGAGAGGTCGCCCTTCTTGCGCTTCCATGTAGTCAACTTTCTCTTTGACGAGTTTATTGATACAAGCAGCTGGCAACAACTTCTCTTGCTTGCAAGAACGGAGCAGGATGTGACCATCTGACAAATGGGTAAACATCTGGCCTTTTGGTAATGCAGACACCCAGCCAAATTTTTGTTTGTCCTGTGAGCCACATGGAGTGAGTTTAAATTCTTCAAGCTGCTGTTCTAGCTTTTCAGCATTGAAATCGACGTCACGGTTAACGCGATAGATGATAATGTTTTTGGGGAACATTGGTCGTTACCTCTGATTCAAGTGATTATTGGTTGGGCTCGTTGTTTTGGTTTTCGATGGAGATCGATTCGGCAATAGCCTGTGTCGCTCGTTCGCTCATCCATCCGGAGGCTTCTTTATCTGGAGGAAACTCAGAAGCATCAAAAGGACATTTTTCGATTTCAAGCAATGCTTTGGTTAAAACTTTGTTCTGCTTTTCCAGCATTACCGCATACGCATGCAGCGACTTACAGCCGCGCATGTCTGATAGTGGTGCTTTGTCTTGTGTCATAGTTACTGCTCCAACAACATTGCTTTAAGTTCGTCAAGGCGAGTGAATGGACTGTCTTCATCTCCTTCCCATGGAAACTCACCTGAAAACCCCATTATTGGCTTGATGATGTTGATATGCTGCATAACGGTCATGTTGCCGAGGATTTTGCATTGAACCTCTGACTTGATCATGGCTTGCTGTAGTGCCTCCATATCTAAATCGGGGTCAATTCCAGCCTCTTTTAGGCCAAGATAAATTTCGAGCATTAGGCATGTGGCATTAACCGCTCTTTCATAACCGCCTATAATTCTTCGGCCTGATTTAATATGGGTAACTTCAAAGTGACCAAAAGCGCAGCTTGTAACGGCAAGTCCTCTGCAACCTTCTATTTCAAATGAAGGAACGTGGACTAGTCCTTTTGGCGTGATTACTTCGGTTGTTTTCATAGCGTCTTGCCTTTTCTTATGTATTCGCAATATTCCTCATTCACTGGTCTGCGAGTTACAGTTTTTCGCCCATCAAGCAAAGCTTGAACCATTTCAGTATTGAAGATCATAGGTACTGCTTTCATGCTGCCACCTGCTTATCTATCATTTGCAAAATAACGTTGCCTTGAGCAAGTAAGTCATCACGACTCAATCGCTCTACTGGTCGTCGTTCCCATCGCCATTCACTGTCGAAAATCATCACAGCAGAGGCGAAGCCTGCCGAACTTGGTTTGTCTCTATCCGTTGCCGGCTTATACCAACTAGGAGCCTCAAACCCGATTCGACCTTCGATGTACTGAATAAAGTCGGCTTTGTCCGTAAACCATTTTTCAGAAGTAGCAGCTTTAATCAGAAGCATGATTTTTGCGCCTTGTTCGCGCTGCTTTAGGCACCAATCAATGATGTGAGTCATACCAGTTATGTACTGCTCATCGTCAATGAATGGGCGAGAGTAGGGAGGATTTGCAAATGCAGCACTTCCGCCAATCTTCTTCAAATCAGCTGCTAGGTTTTGCACCAGAGCGTTATCTTTGGCGGTGTAGTAATTAGGAAGCAAGGCATTGCAATCGTCCGCAAAGATATCGAGAACGATAGAGCCAAGGCGTGAATTGAAGGTACTAAAAAGGCCCCACGCGAGAGCCTTTGGTGTTTCCCATTGGTCGCCAATTTCTTTCAGCTTATGGGAAGGTTGTTGCTGCACTTCTAGCAGCGATCGAGCGTATTGGTTCATTGGTCGTTACCTATGCTGCTTTTGTTTTTGGTACGGATGATATATTCACTTCAACTAAGGCTTGAGCTACAGGAGGACAAACAGCATTGCCACATCTAGCTACCTGACTTGATTTAGAAAGCTTTTTACCGCTGCTGTGATGGGATATTTTGTAGTCAGACGGAAAGCCTTGAGCGGCAAATAACTCGTGCGGCTCTAGCATTCGCATGCCTATATCAACAATTTGATAGTGCTCGCCGTGTACTGTCACAAGTCCAAATCGGTCTTTGGTTGTCACGGTGCCTATTGGAGTGTCACAACCTTCAGCAAAACTCGTTCCGTAGTATTTGAGTAAGAACGCTCTTACTTCGCCAATATGAAAACCACCGGCTGAAATGGTGTGTACAGGTTCATCAGTACCATGACCGATATTAGTTCCACGGAGCTTGACCATATGGCTAGTCACGACCGCTTGTGTGTTTGCGGTACCTGGGCGCTTTTGTTCTCCACCAGAGGTTATTGTATGAACTGGGCTATCAATCTCATATCCAACACTACCAGCCCTAAATTTCGTCATGAATGCAGTAACAAGAGCAAAATGACCGCCTTTGACTTGAGCGCATATTGTTCTCAACGGTTCGTCAGCTGGCATGTTTCGCTGGTTAGATCCATTTGCATGTTCAGTAATAAACGGAACCGTACATTCACTGGGAGCAATGAAAGGGTTATCGTTGTTTAATACAAATTTCTCTAGACCTTTCGCTATTCGCTTCATGGTGTTTTCTACCAATGGCTTCTTGCGTCCAAAGATAGATTTAACAGGAATTGACCAATCGATGATGTCTGCCGCAGTGACATAAGGTAGTAACCCTTCTCCATGAGTCGGCTCTGGCCATGCGATTGGTTGTTTGTCATTACGAGCGACTAAGAAGAAACGTTTACGAATAGTTGGTGCACCGTAATCACAGGCGCGAAGTACTTTATAATCCAACTCATAACCCAAGCCTTTTACCAACTTGTCATAAGGAAAATCATCGCCAAGAGCTTCTTTGATTTCATTCCAAGCAGGGTGATTCGGTTCTAACCCAGTAGTAAGAACTTTCACGAACGCATCAAACGTTTCACCTTTACGATCTGGACATGGTTTGAATTTTCCATCTCCGCTATCTATCACTGGTCCCCATGTAAGAAATTCTTCGACATTTTCCAACATAAAAACACGAACTGGTACAAGAGCAGCCCAACGAACAGCTACCCATGCTAATCCGCGAATATTTTTATCAACAGGTCGATTGCCTTTAGCTTTTGAAAAGTGCTTACAATCTGGAGAAAACCAAGCTAATCCGACAGGGCGTCCAGCGCATGCTTTAACCGGATCAACATCCCATACAGATTCACAATAATGTTTCGTCTCAGGATGATTCATCTTGTGCATGTCAATTGCGTCTGGATCGTGGTTGATAGCAATATCAACATGACGACTTAAGCCCAACTCCATTCCAGTTGATGCACCGCCACCACCCGCGAAGTTATCTACAATAATTTCATTTGGTCTAAGCATTTTGGTCGTTACCTTCAAAAGAAAAGGCGCTCGATGCGCCTTATATAACTTGGTAGCCTTGGCTTTCTAACCAAGCTATCGATTTGTCTATGCCAATAGCACCAAGAAGTAGGTCACTATCAAGATGCTCAGCGGCGTCATATTCATTTATTGACTCAACAATGTCACGAACTGGGACGCCTTCTGCTGAAACTTCAACTCCGTGAACAATGACTTTGTCTGCAGAGAAGTTAATCTTCTTTTTGTCCATGGTGGTTACCACTCACTTTCAAGATGTATTGATTAGCCATAGTCAGAGGCATAACTTTTTGCGACTTGTAATGCTTGAGCTGTTCACTCCAGATTTCTTTAGCAAAAGCGGTAATGTGCAATTCGATTGCAGCTTGTTTATCTGCTTCTGCCTGCTCAAGCTTTCGAGTCAAGTTAGTGATAATGTCTTCATCGCTCACTTTTTAACTCCCTCGTCTAGAACCAGAATCGCAACAAATGCAGGAGTAAAGTCGTACTCATGAGAGTTAATTGCCGCACAACAATTAGTTGAGGAAATTTTCCACCCATCTGACAACCAGCAATTAACGTTTTGTTCGAATGTGTCTTGGTCGCAATGGTGAATAACTTTGACTTTCTGATTAGTTTCCATGGTCTTCACCTTCGATTTTCTTGATGATTTTATCCATAGCGCTTTTGGCGCAATCGGTGCAAATATCATCACTAGGGTGATATGGAATGGATGATGACAATTTAATATCAATTGTCTTTTCCCATCGGTCAGACTGCGATTGGACATAGCCCATTGACGCGCTTCCATTTGTGAAGAAGTGTTTTTTTACCTCGTTACACATATCGCATGTCTTTTGTGTTTCAGCAGGTTTCAATACGGTTGTTGCCATGGTCGTTACCTATAAAAAAGGAGTCGAAGCTCCTTGATGTTATGCCGCAGAAACCATTGCTATGGCTTCACTGTATCCATCCCAGTTATCAACGCCAGCTGCATACAGGGCTTCGAGTAAGTTAGCTTTACTCATTAGCTCGTCGTATTCAGATTCTGCAATTGTGATGGTTTGTTCTGCTTTGGGCTGGAAGGTTTTCACCGGTGCCGATTCGGCTTCAGTCATGACTTGGCGAGCTGTTTCAATTCTTGACGGCTGAGTTTCTACCGGTTGGGATTCATGGGCTTGAGTTGGCTCAGGCTTGCTGATTGCTTCAAGCTGCTTCGCTTGGCTGGCCATTACAGAAAGCTGAGAAATGACAACCTTTACCTTTTCCTTGGCTTCTTCTGTGCGGCCCTTAAATTCGTTCTCGTTGATGTCGAAATTTTCAAGGCTTGAAATTTTGGCCTCGATCTCTGCTGACGATTTGCCCATGAGGTTCAGCGGGATCATTTGAAGATTGTTCAGTCGATTATCAATCTCTTGAGACTGCTTAATCTCCAATAGCTGGGCTTCTTGCTTTTTACGTTGTTCTTCCTGAACCAAGAAGATGACTCGATCGTTAAGTGCTTTGATTGCGTCTTTGATTGCTGTCGCGGCGTCTTGAGCGAACTCATCGAAGCCGGACGAAACATCCATGGCTTCCAGCGCTTCAATTTTGCTTGAGCATTCTTCAACTGAGTCAGTTTCAGCAAACTGACCAAGCTGGCGAATGTTCTGGATGCGCAAGTTGATTTCGTTCTTTCGCTCTTGCTCGATGCGGTCTTGCTCTTCCTGCCACTCTTTTCGAGGTTGCAGAACTTCATCACGGGTTAAGTCAAGCTTCTCTGTGATGATTTTTTTGGTCTCATTAACCTTGCTGATCTTGTCTTTGTACTCTTTGACTGCGTCATCACAACATTTCGTTAGAAACGTTTTGGAGCGAGATACCTTGCTGGCCACGCTTCCGATCTCCTTTCGGCCTTTGTCTGTCGAAACGTCTGGAACGTGAGACAACGCCAACTTCTGCACTTCTTCAATGATGTGCTCAATGTTGCCGTAGTCGCTTAAAACCTCAATGGCCTTATTTGGCTTCATTGATTCAATCTGTTCAATGGTGATTAATTCTGTGTTCATTGGTCGCTACCTCTTGGGTTTCACTTTTGCAATTCGTTCTTTTGTTAGACGATCCAGTTCGTCGAATGCTGGCTTGCAATCAAAGTCAAACTGGCTGGATTTTTGGGTAAGCTCGTTCTTTATCTTCAAAGAGAAATTGTTGATCGTGCTTTCTGTTGGAAGCTCAGCAAACATTCTTGCTTCATTGGTAACCCAAGTTTTTAGCTCAGCAAGTTTTCCATCTCGATACTGAGTCAGGTTTGCGGCAATTTCTTCTTTGCGCTTATCCTTGGCTTTTACGGCTTGCGACTCAAAATCGTCATCCTGATTTACTTGGGCTGCTTGGTAGGCATTTTTGAATGCGGCCCTTAAGTCGTTCATCGTTTCAGCTGATTGGATTGCACCGAGGAAAGGCGTGTAATCTTTTTGAGGCACTGCCCATGGCGGAAGGTCGGGAGTGAACCAAGAAATGTACCTGGCGTTTTGCTTGTTGCGCTTATCTGGGTAGTGAACGTGCAAGTTTACAGCGTCACGCCGTGTTTTCACCTCTTCACACACAGCAAATACGGCGTCAAGTTGATAGAGGTAGCGACCAATCCCAAGCTGAACCGCCGCGCGCTTCATCGAGTCGGATAGGGCGCCCTTTAGTGCTTCGATGTTTGTGTATTCGGCGCCGTCCCACTTTGTGACGCTCTTGTCGCCAATAGTAACCGTAATACCGCACAAATATCCCTTTCCGTCAGGGCTTGGTTTGTATGCGTTCTCCCACCCGAATACACCAAAAACGTCATCAAGACGTTTCTGAACTGCTCGGCTGGTAATGTATGGGATAACCATGCAGTAAGGGTTTCCTGATGCTGGGAATCCGGCTTGCTGGACTCGCCATTCAACTTCGTCAGGATGGAACGGTTCGGCCAACTTACGTTGAACGTCATCAAGTGTTGTGCTCATTGGTCGTTACCTCAGTAATTTGATAGTTGGATTTGCTCAAATTGAGTGATTATGTCGTTTTCGAATTGCTGCTTACAGTCGGCCTCAAACTCCTTCACAACCGTTGATTTGTTGGATGCGATATACCTTTCAATAAGCTCTTTAAATTCAGCGCTATCAATTTCAGGCGTTTTTACATTCAACCTAAACTCAAGCCACTCACGAAACCCATTGAGAGACATTCCGCACCACGTTTTCTTTCTGGCTATTTGGTCGATGCCGAAATCAATAAATGAATCAAGAGCACTGTCCTTAAGATCTTGATCTAGACGGTAGATATTCATTGAAGTATCCTTTCGATGAGTAAGCCGTTTGTTCGCGGCTTGCTGGCTGGTGAACGTGAGTGTTCATTGGTCGTTACCTCGCTGCGAAAGCAGCATGGAGCGTGTTTCTTGGTCGTTACCCGCTCCCTGATTGCCCCGCTTATGCGGGGTTTTTGGTTTCTTTAGATAAGAAAATCATTAATGAAATCGATGCAGTCTTGTGAAGTTTTTTGTCCTTCAATCACGCTTTCGAATCCGCTCTCGGTTTCCTCAAACGCATCCCAATCTCCATTCTCATGTTGAGAAATAACGTAACCTTCGTATCTAAACATCGTTGTTACCTTCTATCTGGTGAAATAAAACCCACTCAGAGGTGGGTTTATTAAAATTGGTTTGATACCAGCGCCGTGTTAGAACAACAGACATCTCGTTAGCAGAGAGGGCGTGTTCTGGTATCGGTTTACTCTGTCTACACAAGGCGGATATTACACATCATTATTAGAGTTCAGATGCTTTTCCCCAGCCAATCTGGTACTTGCTCACAACAGGATTACTTAGCTCTACCTGTTCGTCCAAATGAGCGCTTTCCCTTCGAGGTTCTAACTTACAGATTCTTGTATTTAGCTGCTTTATCTCGTCTAGCTTTGCGTTCTGGTGTCCAACGAGGCTTTTTAGTTCGCTTACTTCTAAGGTGATCGCCAATTCTTTTGTTTACTCTTGTGTTTGAATCAGGAAAGTGACCACTTTTGCAATACTTCTTAATGCCTCTGATATGCATTGGTTTGCGAGATATAGATTCCGTTCGAATCTTCCGTTGATTTGAATCTTGGTAGAAACTAAACCACCAATAATCACGCTTAGATTCCCAATCATCCAAAACTTCCCAAGGTTTCTTATTCAGTGCATGTGCATAATGGATGCAGCGACTAATTACCCATTGAAAGCGCTTGTAAAATTCATCCTTGTTGCGCATTGGACGCTTTTCGTTGCCAGCTTTTTTAACATCGCGCATATAAGCAGATTTCAAAGATTTGTAGCCATTAGTTTGGCTGAAATACTTCCAATCAATCTCCATGACTAAATCCTTAATTGCTGTTTAACTGGCACCCCGTAGAGGAATAGAACCTCTCACGTCCTTCCAACTTTTTACGTACTAGCTTAGAAGGATAGTGTTGGCATACGGGGCAAACTGAAGCTTCGTGCAGGATTTGAACCTGCGACCTCTGGCTAAATAGAAATCGAATCGTTGGTTTCCCGCCTTTCGGCTCTACTTTCGTAGAAACGATTTCTTTTGCTCTTGCGCTCTACCACTGAGCTAACGAAGCATATTTTGTTTAGTGGTTTAAAGATGACTCCTAGCCTTACGGTTTCCCTGCTGATCGACGCGTCCAAAACCACTAAACAAAATCCCCCGTCTTTCCGAGGTGTCAGATTGATTCATTCCCCATCATGGGTTGTACAATTTAGACCAAGCCCTTCTCGTTGCTGGCTTCGAATCACACGTCCATCATGCTCATTTAGAGTTTCGGCGATGAAGTCCCATTATCTCGCGGTCTTTCCCGCCGTCATAATGATCACGAAGTTAAGGATCCCTCGCTCATTCCGTAGCATTATTACTGCTCGTCTACGTCTTAGGTTTAATTCACGACCTAAGCTTACAGCTTCCAGTGCAGTGGTGAACTGGCGCGGATTACCGATGGCTACACCGTATACCGTCTATGGATATCAGCATGTCCAAGATGCTTCGGCTGAGTGGTTGACTATTTGAAATTTTCAAAACTTATACAGTTAATGGAATTTTCCAACCACTCACCGAAACACCTTTAGTAATAATCCGAGACATGTCGTCCTTTGTTCGGGATGCCAGCTCTTTTTCAGCGCACTGCCAATGCACTTCACCTATATGTGATTACTGGGCTTACTCTCAACTGAGTAAGGTTTTGTATTTTTATGTGTTGGCTTCACACCCGAATTATCGGAGTCAGATTATTTTCTATCTGCTTATCACAGCAAGAAAACTCGGATTATTTGAAACTCCTCTGTGCAGCTTTATTGGGGTTAGTAGGAATTACCCAAACCGCTGTCCTACCACAAAGGAGTTTCAAATCGGCTCTGTTTCCAAAGCCTATTTTGTCTCTACCTCACCGCCGAGACTGGCGGGGCTTGTGTACATATCGTGTCATTCTCGCAGTTAAGCCGTTCCAGCAAATGCCAGTCCGTTATCTATAGGACTCAACACCCGGTATCCGTAGCGGTACACAAGGTCTATTTCAGTGAATTTCTGTCCTCCGTCACTGGGTTACTCGGAGTGACCTAGCCAGATACTCTGGTTAGTCGTTCATGGCACAGTTTGTTAAAGAGCGGTGTTTCGTGTTGATGTGATTAATTTAAGAAAACTTAAGTTCCTAGTCAAGAGTATTTTTAGGAAAACTTAAATTTATTTTTATGAGTTCTTAAATTTCAGTGAATTACATGCAATAAAAAACCGCCACTAGGGCGGTTCTTTGTTATTGATTAGAGTTATTGGTAAACAGATCCAGATAACTTATATGCACCATTCTTAAAATTAATAAGAATTTCCTTTAGAGTCATAATCCTTGAGCCATGCACGAAATATAAACGGAATCTTTATACGTATTTATTAGCTCTAGTTTAGCTCCTGAGCTTTTTTCAATATCATATTCGTATGCAGACTTAATAACGGCAATATGATAAGGCTTGTTGACCTCATTTGCTGTTAATATATCGCTGCTTATTTCGGTAGTTTGCCGCAAAGTCATAGCTTTCTTTGCTGTATTCGCTAGGTCTTCACATCTCTGCTTCTGAGTTAGATCGTCTGCTAATAATTCACCAGAAAAGATAAGCAATGTAACGCTAATAATGGTCTTTATTTTCACGTAGTTCCATCCCATTAGTTAAAACATCTTCCACCTGGCATCGACAACCACTCCCGCTACTTCACAGTACTCGTCAGCCATATTTATGCGTCTGTAAGTTGGGTCTGGATTAAGAGGAACCAAAAATACTCCTTCCGGTTCAATGCTGATTTTTTTGAACGTTGCCATATGCTTATTTTCACAATAGGCAACTACGAAGTTACCGTTACTATAGTCGCGTTCTGGGTCAACCAGTATCAGCATACCCTCTAAAAATGAAATTCCAGATCCTTGAGGTGCTGTCATTGAGTGCCCGTCTACAACAAGCCAGAATGAATCATCACTGCATTTAACGGTGCTCTGCTCATACTCTAAGTCAAATGTTTGCACTGCGTCCTTAAACCTACCTGCTGATACCTTCCCTAGAATTGGGTATTTGTCTTTGTATGATGGTTGAATATCTAACCTGGTTACGTTATTTAACCCTTCGTCAAGCAAGTCTGAAGCTGAGACTTTAAGAGCTTCGGCAAGCTTCAAAAGATTTGCACCTTTTGGTGCTGTATCTTCCTTTTCCCACTGCGAGATAGTTACGTGAGATACACCTACTTTGTCAGCTAGACCCTTTTGAGTGATTTTTAGCTCTTTTCTTCTGGTTAAAATCTTTGTTCCCAACGACGCCATAGTCAATCTCTTGTGAATTTAAGCTAGCTTAAATTGTCGCATATATTGATTTAGGTTTTCTTTAGTTGTAGAGTTAAAGAAAACTTAAACATGAAGGTCATGTAAATGCGTAAATCTGATGTTATTAACTACTTTGGTAGCAAGGTAAAAACTGCCAAAGCTTTGGGTATTTCACCTGCATCCATCACTCAGTGGGGCGAAATCATCCCAGAGTCACGCGCTTATCAAATTGAGCACATCACCAATGGCGCTCTCAATGCCGACCATTATCGCAAAAAGTTAAAAACCGCGTAACTACAAGGAATCATTGATTATGTTAGCTATTTTTGAATCCAAGAAAGAAGTGGTTAAAGAGATCATCAAGCACACCAAAGGTGGGCGCGGTGCTTTAGCTGGCGCTATTGGGATGTCTGAAACCACCTTCAACAACAAGCTGTACGAACGCAACGGTTGCCTGTTCTTCGACGATGAAGATCTTGAAGCAATGGAACTGCATGCAGGTACCTACGTTTTGGCGCAATACCGTGCAAGTTTGCGCGGCGGCTTGTTTATCCCTATTGGCGACTTCGATCTTGACCAAGAAGAGCTTAGTGAAATTCAGATCGGTGAAATGGCGGCACTTGGTGAAGTCAATGTCGAAATATCAAAAGCTCTCGCAGATGACCAAATGATCGACAGCAAAGAGGCTAAGGCGATCAAGGCTGCTGCTATCGAGGCTGCTGCGAAGATTATCGCGAGCAAACTAGCGACCATCAGAGTTTACAGAGCCAGATAGCCTAAAAAAGGTAACGACCCATGAGCATTATACGGGCAAAAAGAGAGCGCAATTACAGCGTCATTTCCAACTCTGTTTATAAAGATAAGCTGTTGTCATTTCAGGCAATGGGGATGCTTTCCTACATCCTATCAAAACCAGATAACTGGTCTATTAGTCCTAGTCAGTTGGAAAAAGTCACTGTTGGAACAGCTAAGAAAACGGGCAGGGATGGTATCTACAGCATTCTAAAAGAACTGAAGGCCAAAGGGTTTATATCTACCAAGAAACACTCTGATGGAACCGTTGATTACACAGTATTTGATAACCCTATTACGGATAAGCCAGATACGGATAATACGGATAAGGCTGAGCCAAATACGCCTAACCCAGATCAGGCTAACCCAGATCTGGCTGAGCCGACACTAATAAGTACTGATCATAAACAAGTACTGATTGGTAGTAATAAAAATAAACAAAAAAGTGATTTGGATTTTCCTGAATTTGAAACCTTTTGGAAAGCATACCCAACCAAAGCGAACAAGCAGGGCGCACTGAAATCATTCAAAGCCGCTTTGAAAAATCAAAACCTAACCGCGAGTGAATTTACCGAAATGCTGGTTAGCGATGTTTCTGAACGTATCAAACGAAAGCAATTCGGCTTCGACAAGCTGCATGCAACCACGTACCTGAACAACGAGCGATGGAACGACCCACATGAAGAAAATCAACCAAGAGTTACTGAATCAGGCTACAGGCCAAATTCAATCGACGCATACAACGAGAGGTTGCTCGCCAAGTACGGACATGCTTCCGCACCGATCGAACGGGAAATCAATCCAGTTGACGGTAGCGGATTGGGTTAATACCAAGTTCCGTGAGGCTTACTTGAATCGCTGGTCGTCAGAATCTCTACCCGCGACATGGGAGCAAGGTCTTAGTGTTTTAACCGTTGATCAAATACGCAAGGGCATGGCGAAAGTACTGATTGATTCGCGTAACGGCTGGCCTCCAACGCTTTCAGAGTTTATCGATGCTTGTCGGAATCTCGGGTTTGATTTGTCAGCTTGCTTCGAGCGATTCATGGCGAACGCTAAGCCAAGCAATCACTTTGAAAAACTCGTATTTACCGATGCTGTGCATGCAAACGTTAAGCGCAGAGCGATTGGTGATGATGAACGAGCATTTAAGAAAGTTTTCGACAAGTGGGTTAAGCGATTTTCAGCCGGTGATATTCCTCAGGATGTTCCAGCGCTTCCTCCAAAGTCGGTAGTGATGCCAACAGATATCGCAAGAGAACGAGCTGGCGTTCCTGACCCAAGTAAGTATCGCAACGGTTCGATATTCAGTCGAATCGCACAGCTAGGCAGCAAGTCTAGTCAAGTTGGAAAAGAAAACCGAGGTAACGACCAATGAACCTTCAAGAGTGGAAAGCAAACAAAAAGTTCCAAAGTCGAATTAACTACGGCACACAAATCGGAAGAGTGATCCGAGTTATGACCGAGTATGGCGGTTGGTACACGTTGAGAGAAATCGAAAAGATGATCGCTGCTCGTTATCAGGACAAAGACACTCAAGCAGCAATCAGTGCTCGTCTACGTGAGATCAGTGCCATTAAGCACGGCCTAGTCAAGCACAGAAGAATGGAAATGGTTAACGGCAAGCAAGTACATCGATATAGCTTAATTCCGTTTGTGCCGGTGCGTGATGTTGCGGAGAAAGTTGGGGTGACAGCATGAAAGATATCATCATAAAAAATATACATGAGCATCTTGTCTCTTGTGGGTTTAGTGCTCAGAACTCAATTACTCAAGCTGGTAAAGCTTGGCAGTTTTTTCAAAAACAGATTTGCAACTCTCGCGATCCTTACAAAGACGCCTGTGATCATGCGGGGGGGGCTCGCGGTAATTGTAGAGCCGAAAGTCAAATACAAATCACCAAAGGCCAAGTCAAAGCCTCGCACAAAGAAGCCTCAGGAAGCATTCAGCTTTGGTGGTGCGCATGAATAAACTAACCATTTTGAGTGTTTTCTTCATCACTGCATTGGTTGCGATGTTGGTAGGAGTACTGATTTCTCATCTTGAAATTAGTGGTGAATCTAAAGGCATTGCTATCTATGCATGCTCCTGCGTTGTTGCTTATGTGTTGTATGTCATTTCTGGTGAGTCAAAGCATGACGATTTTGAGGATGACGAGCTATGAAATTTGAAGTGACTATCGATACCATCCAAGAAATCGCTATGTGCATTGTTGATTGCGGAATGAACCGAGACGAAGCAGCGGAGTATGCGAAGAATGCGCTTCTAGAGGCGAATGGGATTGGTAGTGGCGAATCTTCACAGGTTCAGGCAACGCTAATTCCAGTTTCTAGTTCTTGGGAACAAATGGAAAAGTCGTATGAATCTATCTTCGGTTTGTCACGAGATGGAGATGCCTTCTAATGACTAAATTCGTAATTGGAATTGACCCAGATTCAAAGGCTCATGGTGTAGCTCTGTACGAGAACGAAAAGCTTATTGAGCTCCATTCTTTGAATACACCAAATCTATCAGTGCTGCTTAAGAGCCTTAAGCAATTCGGTGAAGTCCTTGTCTCTATCGAGGACAACGATTCCGTTAGTGCGGTCTATGAAGGCCGATTTAAAAACACTGATTCACAGGCTGTAAAAGCGAAGAAATCTCAACATGTCGGAATGGTGAAACAGGCACAGCGTGAGGTTGAACGCTGGTGTGAAGAGCTTGGTATTACCGTTATCAAGCAGAAGCCATCAAGCGCATGGAAAGACACCAATGACAAGCAATTCAAGCTTGTTACAGGTTGGCAAGGTCGCAGTAACGAAGATACGCGCAGTGCCGCTTACATGGGGTTCCTAGGACTACGCAAGCCTATTCCATTCAGAGCTAAAAACCATCGTTTAGTTAATCAGGTAATGAGGTGAGATATGGCAACACTAAACCTTGTTAAAGACATGGGTGGATTTAAACCTCTCGGCACCGACGATGCGGATTTGATGAGAAAGATTCCTCTTGGTTCTCTCATCGAGTGCGAATACAGCAAGAAGCGCAACCCTCAATTTCACCGTAAATTCTTCGCGCTGCTCAATCTCGGTTTTGAATACTTTGAACCACCAGAAGCGGAGTGGAAAGGATTCAAAGCCGTGAAGAACTTCGACGTATTCCGTGAACAGATCACCATTCTAGCCGGATTCAGAGAGGTGACTTATAACCTCGACGGTTCCGTGAAGGTAAAAGCCAAGTCAATAAGCTTTGCCAGCATGGATGATAGCGAGTTTGAGCAAGTCTACACGAAGGTTCTTGATGTTATCTGGAACAAAGTATTAAGCACGGTATTTGAAGACAAGCGACAGCTTGATAATGCCGTCAATCAATTGATGAGCTTTTGAGGTGGTTACTGTGAATTATGATGCTGCAACGAATGAAGATCTAAATGGAAGATTACTCGAACTACTGCATGGTGAAATAGTAAATCATTGGTGCCTCTCAGATGATGAAACATATATCTATGACTGCGGACCTACTGGAGACAGTTTTTACAAAATAGAGCTAAAGGACTACTGCGCAGACTGGAATGCAACAATGCCTTTAGCTATTGAGCACAAGATTTCAGTCAGATGGCTTGATGGTGTCAATTGTTGGGTCTCAGATCAGGTATTTGATAACCAATGCGGAGTTTATTCTTCATTTAGCAGCTACCAATTAGAGACCGGAGGCGAGATTTTAGAACAGACTCCTCTGAGAACTATTGTGATTTCTCTGATTAAAGTTCTGGAGGCTAAAAAATGACTCTGGCCAGAAGCCGTAAGATCATGAAATCCGCTAAGGGCGAAGATTGCACACTTCGCCTAGTTGGCATTTGCAATTTCAATCCTGAAACAACTGTTGCTGCTCATGTTGGCGTTCGCCGCGGCATGGCTATTAAGTGCGGTGACAACATGGTTGTTTACGCTTGTTCCAGCTGTCATTCAGCTATCGATTCAGCAGGGCGTGATCAATACGCCTCAGACAAGTTACGTGCCATCGAAGAAACTCAGGAAAAACTCATTGAAAAAGGGCTGTTGGTGGTTGAATGAGAGACTTAAGAACGACTAGAAAAATATTGCGAGCGTGGGGCGCATGGAGCAACAACAACGTTGACTGCGATTGGTATCGAGAAGCACCTGGTATGTCAAACGTTCTACCAAGAGAAGCTAAGCCATACTATGAGACACTCACTGATGAAGAAGCTGCTGTTGTAGATAAAATCGTTCTGATGATGCATGACGAGAAAAACCCGAGGCCTATGACGTTTTTCATTCTGAGTTATGTGTATGGAATGAATAACTGTGAGATAGCGCGTAGAACCACAAAGGCCGATAAGAAAAAATGCTCTGAGGGAAAAGTACGTAATGCCATCATGCTTATGGAAACATTTGTACAGGGTGCGCTAGCTGCTCAGGAAGATGTTGGTTTATCACTAAAATTTGAATGTTCAGAATAAAAAAATCCAAAAATAACCCTATTCGTTACGAATTTTTTATCATAGTCTGACAGTATCAAAGCTACGGCGGCTGCACTGTTTCGCTGCTATCAAATAAAACAAAGCTCGGCATTTATGTCGGGCTTTTTCTTTTTCTCGTCAGTTAACTTTCCGAATAAAGGACACTCCGACAGGGGGTGGATATGCGTATGAATAAAGATATTTCCAGCGCTCTGTCGTATACGTGGGCTTGGGTTTGTGGGTTGTTTGCGTGGGTTCCCGGCATTTCCCCAGATTGGTGGACGGTGATTATCGGTGGTGTCGGTATGGTGATAACCGCTGCAATTAACTGGCACTGGCAGAAGAAGACATTTCAAAAAAGATTCAAGAAGGAAAGCATCAATGAGCAAAGTGGCTAGTGCAGCTCGTGCCTTAGCGTTGGCTGGTGCTGGTGCATTGGCTATAGCGGTATCGATGATTAAACCGCTCGAAGGCTTAGAGCTTGTTCCCTATCGTGATGTTGCTGGTGTGCTTACTGTCTGTTACGGGCATACAGGTAAAGACATTATCGAAGGGAAGACTTATACCGTGGCAGAGTGTGAAGCTTTGCTTGATAGAGACCTTGGCGAGGTTAAAAGGCAAATAGACCCGCTAATCGAACCAGACCTTCCAGAATCTACCAAAGCAGCACTTTATTCATTCACCTACAACGTTGGTATTGGCGCATTCTCCCGTTCCACTCTGCTTGATAAGCTGAACTCAGGTGATGTATCTGGAGCATGCAAAGAGCTTCACCGTTGGATATACGCTGGCGGTAAAAAATGGAATGGACTGATTACACGTAGACAAGTTGAGGATGAGATATGCAGCTTACAGCCACCATGAAGCTAGTAACCGCAGGGGTAATAGTTGCCATCATCATTGTGCTTTACAGCTTGTTCACTATAGAAAAGCAAAGTCGAATAACGGCACAGCTTGAACGTGACCAAGCTATAGAGCAGCGTGATTCACTTATCACACTAAATCAGAAGCAAGTTGAAAAGATTCACTCATTCAACGAGCTCAGTAAAAAGCATGCAAAGGAAATGTCCGATGCACAAACCGAAATTAATGATCTTCGCACTAAGTTGCGCGATGGGCCTACTCGGGTGTACGTCAAAGCCGATTGTCCAACAGTGCCCGGAGCCGATAAAGCCGGAAGCGTGGGCGATGCAGGAACCGCACGACTTAACGAAACAGCTCAACAAGATTATCTACGTCTCAGAGAAATGATCTCCGAGAACCTGCAGCAGACCAAATATCTGCAGGACTACATCAAAACCCAATGTACAAGGTAACGACACATGGAAAACCAGCACCGAAAAATTAAAGGCTATCGAGAGCTTAACCAAGACGAAATCGACCTGATGAACAAAATCAAGGAGAAGGGTGAGGAGCTTGGCGAGTTGTGTAATGATCTGAACGCATATCACGTCGAGACTGGTAGTCATGCAATTGACCAGCGATGGCTGAATATTGGCAAGACGGATTTGCAGAAAGGAATTATGGCCCTTGTGCGATCAGTGGCGATGCCAGAAAGCTTTTAGCATGAAGAAGAACAAAAAGCACATCAGAGACATGAACCTGCGCAAACGCGGTAACTCATTCAAGAATCTCCCATGGAGACGATGAGAGCTTTTCCTTTCGCTACCGAAGGGCTTTCGGTCAATCACTTCTGATAAGGAGGTGATCAATCTTGGCAGCTCGGAAATAGACGAGAAGTGCATTAGGCCACACCGTGAGGTGTCACCTTGTGTGCGATTTATAAAATTCTGCAAACTGCATTCGTTGAGTGCGTTTTTCAGAAATTTATTCCAGTTTCGATAGTTTGCAGTCTCGCCGCTGTCGGGCGTTATACAAAAACGACCAGAGAATTATTCTAAATGACGACCATTGCTTATCACCACGAATCAAAAACTATCGCTTGGGATTCATTAATTAACGCGGGCGGCGTTATCAAGTCAACTACGCACGACAAAAGCACAATTGTTAATGATGTGAGATTTTGGTTTGCAGGATGCCGCTCTGATGAGGCGGAGTTTCTTAGCCAGTATTTCGGAAAAGAGGCTAAATTCAAACCTGATTGTAGCTGCTTCGTTCTTGACGGAGGAAAGTTCTATTTGTGCGGTAGTGATGAAGATGGGCTCTGGAAGCAAGAGTGTATTGGCGATGACGCAATTGGTAGCGGATGCCAATTTGCTATCGCTGCTTTTGATTTTGAAACGACAGCAAAAGGCGCTGTTGAATATGCGGCTAAACGTGACTGTTACACAGGTGGTCAGATAAGAGAATTCACGCACACAGGGTGAAGAGGTAACTAATGGCAAAGTTAACAGACAAACAAGATATGTTTTGCCGGGAGTACCTGAAAGACCTTAACGCCACTCAGGCGGCTATCAGGGCTGGATATAGTGAAAAGACGGCCAACAGAATAGCAGCAGAGAACCTGTCAAAACCTGTTATTCAAGATCGAATTTCAGAACTCAAGTCTGCACGCATTGAAGAAGTGAAGATTGACGCGAACTACGTTCTCAATCGACTGGTTGAAATAGACCAGATGGATGCTCTCGACATTATCAACGATGACGGCTCTCTGAAACCAATCAGCATGTGGCCGAAAGTTTGGCGCACATACCTGTCAGGGTTCGACCTTACTGAGTTGTGGGAAGGTCAAGGCGAAGACCGTCAGCAAATCGGCCTGCTCAAGAAAGTCAAATGGCCCGACAAGGTTAAAAACCTTGAGCTACTCGGCAAGCACATCGAAGTTCAGGCATTCGCAAACAAAGTCGATCACACATCATCAGACGGCACGATGTCACCAACTGCCGAAAGCAGAGACAAGCGCAAAGCGAGAATTCAGGAGTTGTTAAATGCTAGATCCGGAAATTCTTGAATTACTCACTGATGAAGAACAGGTCGAACTACTGCAACTGCTCGAAGAAGAGCGCGAATACAGCAGAACGCACAAGCTGTTTGAATACAGTCCATACAACAAGCAGCGCGAATTTATCGAAGCTGGTGGCGAGTACACAGAGCGATGCTTCATGGCCGGCAACCAGTTGGGCAAGTCCTACACTGGCGGAGCTGAGGTGGCGTTTCACTTAACTGGTCGCTATCCCGGCACGGAAGGGTACCCATCAGACGGAGCATGGGAAGGCGGCTGGAACGGCAAGGTATTCAATGAGCCTCCGGTCTTTTGGGTGGGCGGCGAAACAAACGAGACGGTCACTAAGACAACTCAGCGTATTTTGTGCGGCCGTATCGAAGAGAACGGCAATCCCGGTTACGGCTCAATCCCGAAAGAAGACATCATCAGTTGGAAGAAATCGCCTTTCTATCCGAACTTGGTTGATCATTTGCTGATACGCCATCACAAGCCGAACGGTGAAGAGGATGGCATTGCTATCTGTTACTTCAAGCCGTACTCACAAGGCCGAGCACGTTGGCAGGGTGACACGGTTCACGGCGTTTGGTTCGACGAAGAACCGCCAGCACCGATTTACGCAGAGGGTCTGACCCGTACAAACAAATACGGACAGTTCTCAATCCTGACATTCACCCCATTGATGGGCATGTCAGACGTTGTAACCAAATTTCTGAAAAACCCGAGCAAGTCTCAGAAGGTGGTCAATATGACCATCTACGACGCAGACCACTACACCGACGAAGAGAAAGAACGCATCGTTGCCTCTTATCCAGAGCATGAGAGAGAGGCGCGTGCTCGCGGTATCCCGACAATGGGTAGTGGACGCATATTCCAAATTCCAGAAGAGACGGTTAAGTGTCAGCCTTTTGCTTGCCCTGACCACTTCTATGTGATCAACGGCTGCGACTTTGGTTGGGACCACCCTCAAGCGCACATTCAGCTGTGGTGGGACAAGGACGAAGACATCTTCTACGTTGCAAGGACATGGAAGCAAAGCGAGAAGAAGGCCACTGAGGCATATGCCAGCACCAAGAAGTGGCAATCAAATATCCCCGTGGCTTGGCCGCACGATGGCTACCAGCACGAGAAAGGTGGTGGCGAAGAGCTCAGAGAGAAATACGAAGAGGCTGGGTTCAACATGCTTCCGTCACATGCGACATGGCCAGAGGGTGGTAACTCGGTTGAAGTTGGCATCACAGAGATGCGCGATCTGATGCTCGAAGGGCGTTTCAAAGTGTTCAATACGTGTGAGCCGTTCTTTGAAGAGTTCAGGCTTTATCACCGGGACGCCAATGGGAAGATCGTCAAGCTCGTCGATGACATCCTATCAGCAGTTCGTTATGCGTACATGATGCGCCGCTATGCGGTCCAGTACTCAGAAATCAGAAACCCTCCAGTAGAGGAGGAAGTTTACGTTCCATCATCCTCCGGTTGGTAATCATGGCAGAGACATTACAAAAACAGCACGAAAGCGTGATGCAGCGCTTTGACCGCGCATACAACCCTCAACAGGATGTGCGTGAGAAAGTTATCGAGGCTGTCAGATTCGCACGCGTTCCCGGTGGGCAATGGGAAGGAACGACGACATCAGGCACCAAGCTCAATGAACACTTTGAGAAGTACCCGAAGTTCGAGATTAACAAGGTAGCCACAGAGCTTAACCGAATCATCAGCGAATACCGGAATAACCGAATTACAGTGAAGTTTCGACCTGGTGACAGCATCGCCAGCGAAGAACTGGCAAATAAGCTGAACGGACTATTCAGGGCTGACTACGAAGATTCAGACGGCGGCGAAGCCTTCGACAACGCATTCGACGATGCAGCCACTGGCGGGTTCGGGTGTTTCAGGCTGGCAACTCACTACGAGAATGAGTATGACCCGCTTGATGAGCAGCAGAAGATTGCATTTGAGCCAGTCTATGATCCAGCTCGCTCCGTGTGGTTCGACCCTGACGCCAAGAAGTATGACAAGTCAGACGCCATGTGGGCGTTCTGCATGTACTCACTTTCGACTGAAAAGTATAAGGCTGAATACAACAAGGATCCGGCGTCGCTTGACCTGACAAATATGACGAGTTGGGAATACGACTGGTTCGATGCCGATGTTGTGTACATCGCCAAGTATTACGAAATTAGAAAAGAGTCGATCGATGTAGTCAGCTATCAAAACCCTGTGACTGGCGAAACGGTTACCTATGACAGCGATCAGCTTGAAGATGTCTCCGATGAGCTCGAAGAGATTGGGTTTCAAGAAGTAGCTCGGCGATCAATCAAGCGTCGTCGTGTTTATGTTTCGCTGGTGGATGGTGATGGGTTCATTGAGAAACCTCGCCGAATCGTAGGTGAATACATCCCACTGATCCCAGTGTACGGGAAGCGATGGTTTATCGATGACATTGAGCGAGTTGAAGGGCATGTGGCAAAAGCCATGGATGCTCAGAGGCTATACAATCTTCAAGTCTCGATGCTTGCTGATACTGCTTCTCAGGACTCTGGGCAAACTCCGATCGTTGATATTGAGCAAATCAGAGGGCTTGAGGAGCACTGGGCAGAGCGAAACAAAAAACGCCCCGCCTACTTGCCGCTACGGTCGCTCAAGGATAAGGCCGGTAATGTAATTTCTGCCGCCAATGTCCAAGGCTACACAAAGCCGCCTGAGCTAAACACAGCAGTTGCGGCTCTGCTGCAGCAGACGAGCGCAGATATTCAGGAAGTCACCGGAAGCAGCCAGGCGATGCAGCAAATGCCGAGCGGACTGGCTCAGGATACGGTCAACAACCTGCTTAACCGATCTGACATGGTGTCGTTTATCTACCTCGACAACATGGCAAAGAGCTTGAAACGCTGCGGAGAAGTTTGGCTATCGATGGCGAGAGAGGTTTACGGCTCAGATCGAGAGATGCGAATCGTAAATGAAGACGGCTCCGATGATGTTGTGTTGATGACTGCATCCGTCAAAGACAGGCAGACCGGAAGAATTGTCTCTCTGAATGACCTTTCGGTTGGCAAGTACGATGTCTCTGTTGATGTCGGTCCTAGCTATTCTGCAAGACGCGATGCAACAGTTAATGCCTTGTCTCAAGTTCTTGGTGGCATGCAGCCAGCAGATCCTATGCGTGGCGCAGTGATGGGAATCATCATTGACAACATGGACGGCGAAGGCCTCGACGACTTCAAAGAGTACAACCGCAAGCAATTGCTATTGTCTGGCGTAGTTAAGCCTCGCAACCAAGAAGAGCAACAGCTTGTTGCTCAAGCTCAGGCTGCGTCTCAAGGTCAGCCAGACCCGAATATGGTTATCGCTCAGGCGCAACTTGTTGCCGCACAGGCAGAGCAGCAGAAAGCGCGAAACGAAACCGTTCAAACGCAGATCAAAGCATTCACCGCACAGCAAGATGCTCAGCTCAATCAGGCTAAAACCATTGAGACATTGGCAAAAGCCGATGAAATCAGTGAGAAGTCGGTGCGAGAGGCACTCGCTTTGCTGAATAACTTCTATCAACAACAGCAACAACGAGCCCGTGAGAACGCAAGTTTCCTAACGGGTGAAGCAAACCAACAACCACCTGCTGGTTTATAGCAGAGTAAAAAGGGGCAGACATGCTTGATAACGAACTAATTATCGATGGCGAAGTAGTGCGCGATGATGTTTCAACTACTGATGAGAATACTGTCGATGACAGCCATCAAGGCACTGAAACAGATGTGACAACGAGCCACGAAGAACAGGAAGAAAACAACGGCAACGACGCTGAAAGCGAAGAAGCCGAAGACGAGCCTGAAAGTCAGGAAGCTGACGAAGAGTATTCGCTTCAGATCGGGGAAGAAGAGATTTCTTTGTCCGAAGAAGAAGATGACGACGACATCGACGGCAAGCCTGCCCCTCAATGGGTTAAAGAGCTTCGAAAAAACTTCAAGCAGCTCCAAAAAGAAAACCGAGAACTTAAGCGGCAGCAAGAATCGCCGGCTGAATCTCCTGCCCAGCAGGAAGTGCATCAGGCCGAAGCGTTACCGTCAAAGCCAACGCTTGAGTCATGTGATTACGATGAAGAAACCTTTGAAAAGGCTCTGACTGATTGGCACGAGAAAAAGAGCCGTGTTGAGCAGCAGAATCAAGCCAAAGAAGATCAGCAAAAGCAATTCCAGCAGCGTTTTAATGACCGACTCGATAAGCACCGAGAGCGCGCAAAGAAATTGCCTGTTAAAGACTACGCAGAAATGGAAGCCATCGTGCAATCAGAACTGCCAGTCCTTCATCAGGAAATTCTCATTCACGCTGCAGACGAAGGCTCTGAGCTGATCGCCTATGGTCTTGGTAAAAACGAAAAACTTCGCCAGCGATTGAGCGCTGAGACAGACCCCATTCGCGCAGCCTACATGATGGGCCAACTGAGCCGTGACGTTCGTCTAGCTCCTAAGCCTAAGAAATCCCCGAAACCTGAGCCGGAAGTTCGTGGCGGTGGTGGCAACGCGAAATCAGATGATTTTCAAAAACAATGTCCCGGCGCAAAAATCGAGTAAGAGAGATAAACAATGGCAAATAACTTAGATTCAAACGTAAGCCAGAAGGTTCTTAAAAAATTCCTCCCGGGCTTCATGTCAGACTTGGTTCTGTGTAAGAGTGTCGATCGCCAGCTTCTTGCTGGTGAAATCAACGCGGACACTGGTGACAGCGTGAGCTTCAAACGCCCTCACCAGTTCGCATCACTGCGCACACCTGGTGGCGATATCTCAGGCGAAACCAAAAACAACATCATTTCAGGCAAAGCAACTGGCCGAGTAAGCAACTACATCACTGTTGCAGTTGAGTGGACTCAGATTGAACAGGCGCTTGAACTGAACCAGCTCGATCAAATCCTGATGCCGGTGCGTGAGCGCATGGTTACAGATCTTGAAACAGAGCTTGCTCAGTTCATGATGAAAAACGGCGCGCTATCGCTTGGTACTCCAGGTACTCAGATCAGCAAATGGTCTGACGTCGCTCAAACTGCATCACTGATGAAAGATCTAGGCATCACCAAGGGCGAAAACTACGCGGCGATGGACCCGTGGTCTGCGCAAAACTTGGCTGACGCCCAGAACGGCCTGCATGCAGATGCGACGCTCGTCCGCACTGCGTGGGAAGATGCGATGATCCCTAAAAACTTCGGCGGCATTCGTGCCATGATGTCAAACGGTCTTGCGTCTCGCACTCAAGGCGCGTTCGGCGGAACCCTTACCGTGAGTGGAACTCCTTCCGTGGCTTACACCGCTGTGAAGGATACGTATCAATTTAGCGTCACGCTGACTGGTGCGACCGCGAGCGTAACAGGCTTCTTGAAAGCGGGTGATCAGCTGAAATTCACTAACACTCACTGGCTGAACCAGCAAAGCAAACAGGTTCTTTACAACGGCGCTACCGCTCTGTCGTTCACTGCAACCGTCCTTGCTGATGCTGACTCTGACGTCTCTGGTAACGTCACTGTTACCCTGTCAGGCGTTCCAGTATTCGACGCAACAAACCCTCAGTATAAAGCTGTTGACCGCGCTCTTGCTGATGGCGATGCAGTGACTGTTGTTGGTACTGCCAGCCAGTCAATCAAGCCGAACCTGTTCTATAACAAGTTCTTCTGTGGCCTTGGCACAATCCCACTGCCAAAACTGCACAGCATTGACTCTGCGGTAGCTACTTACGAAGGCTTCTCTATCCGCGTTCACAAATACGCTGACGGCGACGCCAACAAACAGATGATGCGTTTCGACATCTTGCCAGCCTTTGTGTGCTTCAACCCACACATGGGCGGTCAGTTCTTCGGCAACCCATAATCACCACAGCAACCAAGGAGGCTTCGGCCTCCTTTTTTATTCCATCATTCTGGAGATAAAGACATGCCACGTATTAGCGTATTCCGTGCAGTTGAAGGCGAAAAAGGCCATATTCAGGCTGTTATTCCAAGCGAAGACCTTGAGCACTATAAGGCAATCGGTTTTTGTGAGTCAGTTGACAAAATTGGTGATGTGCCGGCGCAGGTAGCAGAATCTGAACTGTTGATTGCAGAAAATGAAAGCCTGAAATCTGCAAATTCCGAGCTTGAATCTCAAGTTAAAAAGCTTCAAGCAGATCTAAAAAAAGCGAAAGCAGCATCGTCTAAGGCGGTAGCAGATGGCGACGACACTAACTAAAGGTGAGATCGTCCAGTTCGCATTACGCAAGTTCGCGGTGGCTTCAAATGCCACCCTTACAAACGTAGAGCCACAGTCAGAACAGGACGGGATCAGCGACCTTGAAGACATGATGAGTGAGCTCACTATTAAACTTGGCGATATCGGCTACCTGTTTTCTGCTGATGGCGAAGATCCGCTTCCTGATGATGAAGCTGGAATCCCGCGCGAATACAAGATGGGGATTGGCTACAAGTTGCTGCTCAGGATGATGTCTGATTATGAGCTTGAGCCGACCGCAAACATGCTGACCCAAGCTCAAGAGTCATGGGACGCCGTATTAACTGGAACGCTGGTTATTCCATCAATCCAGCGGAGAGCAGATCAGCCACAAGGCCAAGGCAACAAGACGGAGCGCTATATAGGCGATCGTTTCTACGTCGATCCGGAATAGGTAAAAACAATGCCACAAATCACACTGCCTCTAATCAAAGGTCTGAGCAAAAACTTCAGAGACGCAGACTACATTGATGCCCTGCCTGTGAACATGCTGTCTACGCCGAAAGAGGTGGTGGGCGCCGCTGGTTATCTGCGTTCGTTCCCCGGCATCGACAAGAAGGTAGATGTTGATGGGGTATCACGCGGCGTTCAGTACAACACGCATGAGAATGCGGCATATCGAGTTTGCGGCGGAAAGATTTACCGCGGCGAAACTGAAATCGCTGATGCGTCTGGAAGTGAGCGCGTGAGCATGGCGCACTCTGCTGTCAGTCAGGCTGTAGCTCATGCCGGCGTGATGACTCTCTATCGATACGATGGAGAAATAAAGCAGCTTGAGAACTGGCCAGAAGAAATCAACGGCGTGACATACAACCAGTATGAGATTGGTTCAGTTCGCGACATCTGCCGGATCCGTGGCCGATACATTTGGGTGAAGGATGGCACACAGACATTCGGGATCACCGATTTAGCTGATGAGTCACACCCTGATAGGTTCTCTCCGTTTTACAGCGCAGAGAGCCAGCCAGACGGCATTATCGCATGTGGCGCATGGCGTGACTTTGCCGTCATGTTCGGTTCGTCCACTATCGAGTATTTCTCGCTAACAGGAGCCACGGCTGTTGGTGCTGCGCTCTATGTCGCCCAACCTTCATTAATGGTTCAGAAGGGGATCGCCGGCACTTATTGCAAGGTTGCATTTGCCGATTCGTTTGCATTCATCAGCAACCCGGCCACCGGTGCGCCGTCTGTGTATATCATCAGCTCAGGGCAAGCAAACGCAATCGCTACGGCGAGCGTCGAGAAAGTCTTGCGCGAATACACTTCAGAAGAATTGGCAACAGGCGTAATGGAAACGCTGCGCTTTGACGCTCATGAGTTGCTGATTATCCATCTGCCAAGACACGTGCTTTGTTTCGATGCCGCGGCAAGTGCAACTGGTGCGCAATGGGCAATATTGAAAACTGGATATCATGATGATGTTCACCAGGCGATCGATTACGTCTATGAAGGAAACATCATCAGTTGTGGTGATAAGTACCAAGGTCGCACAGGTAAATTCAACTTCAAGTCTTCGGCGCAGTACGACGTCCAGCAAGAGCACTTGCTTTACACGCCGATGATAAAGGCCGATAACGCGCGAGTTTTTGACTTCATGCTTGAGGCTAGCACTGGTGTCGCGCAGATTGCTGACAAGTTGTTCCTGTCTGCAACCGAAGACGGAGTTACGTTCGGTCGAGAACAGCCGATCGTTCAAAACAGTCCGTTTGATTACAACCGTCGAATCTTGTGGCGCCGTATTGGTCGCATTCGTCGAAACATTGGATTCAAAGTCAGGGTGATCACAAAATCACCGGTTACGCTGTCTGACTGTAGGGTGAGGGTTGAGTGATGGCGGACGAGACACTAACAAATCCAGTCACGATTCAAGCTCAGCGAATCGATGCTTCGATACTTCCTGCCGTTTTCTCACAACCATACTTACTCTATGTCATTCAGCAAAGCGTTGATGCAGGGAACGTAGCAAACAAGGCGAACGAAGCAGCTGATGGCGCTTATCAGGCGCAAGAAAGAAATGACGAACAAGACGTAGTTTTGGCAGATCACGAACAGCGAATTTCAAGCAATGAACAAACGCTGGCAGATCATGAAAACAGGATTGAAGCGAACGAGCAACAACTGGCCGACCATGAAGGGCGAATCACGGCCAATGAGGCGCAGCTATTCGACCATGAGCAGCGTATATCCGCCAACGAGGGCCAGCTTTCTAACCACGAGTTTCGAATTGGTCAGAATGAAGTTGATATCGACGATCTGCAAAGTCGCATGGCGACGGCAGAGAGCGATATTGATTACCTTGAATCAGTCGCAATCGACCACGAGACGCGAATCTCTGAGCTTGAAGATTACGCTTACCGAATCAAATCAGAGGTAGTGTACTCCAGCGTTTCTCTGGCTATCACAACAACAAAAGTTAACTTGCTGCAACTGCTAGGAACGCTGACGCCGACATCAGGCAGTCTGTCGCCATTCTTTGACACAACAACCGGGCTAATGACGGGGCTCAATAAAGACAAAGACCTGTTCTTTAAGCTGTCAATCCGTGGCACTTACGACAACTCATCCGGTAACCGGTCAATGGAGTTTGAGTTTGGCACTGTGGTTCCTGACACGATTGTAAGAAGCCGTGACGTCTCAGTGTCCGATGATAACGTTTTTATCGCGACATTCTTCTCGGTTGAGATTGATGACGACATTACAGACCCCGGCATAACTATCGACATCAAGGCAAACGGTAGCAGCTTTACAGCGACCGATATCAAGATCATCGCAACTCAGTAGGCAAATCATGCACAAAATCGACAACTTAACCGGCTCGCAGCTTATGCGATTGTGGGGGGTCGAGTCGTGGCCGCAGGTTGGCGGTAACTATTACATGTGGAACGGTGTCGGTGTATTCGTGGTAATCGAGCGCGGCGCCTACGTCGAATTGCACATGGCAATGAAAAAGGGAGAGCGTCACAAATGCCGCGATGCTGTGGCCGATGTTCTTTCGTTGATTGGCGATCGTGAGGTATGGGCCCAAATCAGCACAGCCAGAAAGCATGTATGCAATCTGGCAAAGAGATTCGGATTCGTTGAGACGTGGCGTGGATGCGCAACGCTTTTTGACGGTTCAAAAGATGAAACAATTTTGATGAAGAGGTTTCAACATGGGTAGTATTTTAGGTGGCGGCGGATTCCTAGGGAAAATAACTGACCCTGGCGACTTTCTTGGCGCTCAAGCTACATCTGAGGCTAACCAAACATCCAAAGATCTTGGTTATCAAACTCTCGGAATGCAAAAAGATTGGATGGACTACATTAAGGGCCAGTTTGAGCCGTACTCACAAGCCGGGCAGCAAGCTCTATCTCAGCAAATGGGCCAACTTGGAACATTGCAGGGGTTAGCAAACTCTCAGCGTCCTGAGTTCAATGTCGCTCCTTCCTATTCTGATATCGCTGACTCTCAGCAGTTTAAAGACATCAGCAACCAAGCCAACTACTCATTACTCAATGCGGCGGAAGCTACTGGTGGATTAGGTTCGACGGCCATTGGCAACGCGCTCGGCGCATCAACAGCGAACGTGCTAAGTAACCTATACGGCCAGCGATACGCAGAGAATGTCGATAAGTACAATGCAGACATCGCAGCAAGGAATGAGCTATATGGTCGAAACCTTGATTACTTCAACGCTCTTGGCGCAATCTCTGGTCAGGGAATGCAAGGCTCAAGCGGACTGGGTTCGTTTGGTGGCGATACGCTGAGTGGCATGGCTGGTACATTGTCTGGAATTGGCACTGGCGCGCTTAACGCTGCAGCACAACAGACCAATCGAGGAACTGGGTTGTTATCTGCCGGCGCCGGACTTCTGGCTGCATTCTCTGACATCCGACTCAAGAAAAACGTCAAAGCGACTGGCGAATATACCGAGCGCGGAAACGAGATTTACACTTGGGATTGGAACGAGAAAGCCAAAAAACTCGGCCTCGTTGGCTCTGGCCGTGGCGTAATTGCCGACCATGCAGAGCAGGTCACCCCTGCTGCGGTATCAACGGACAAATCTGGTTACAAGGTGGTTGACTATGCAAGGGTATAACCCAAACTGGGGCGGACTGCTGTCCGCTACCGCCCAACAATCTCAGGCACTGGGCCAGCTTGGCGGATTAGCCGGGCAGACAATTGCACAAAACAGAGCTCAGGCTCAAGCCACAGAAAGGCAGAATCAAGCTCAGACAGAAATCAGCGGAGCGATTCAATCAGGCGACCCTAATCAGATCGCTCAAGTCTCACTGAAATATCCGCAAATGTCTGAGGCGATCAGAAGCGCTTTCAAATTCAAGAACGACGCAACTGAAAAGAACTTTCTCGATACCAACTTCAAAATTCTTTCAGATCCGCAGAATGCTGAGAAGTATTTGAACGAGCGAGCTAATTACGTGCAAAGCATTGGCGGCGATCCTGCTGAAACGCTTGGCCGCATTCAGATGCTGAAAAGTAATCCTGAGCAGTTCATCAAGACTACTGAGGGGATAACGGCAGCGACATCTCCAGAACGATATAACGCTTACAAATCCTCTCAACCAAAAGAAATAACGCCTTATCAACAGGCGCAGATTGACGCAGACAAAGAGAAATTGACCTTTGATCAGCAATTAAAAAGACAAGAGCTTGAACTGAAAAAAGCAGAGATTGAAGATAAGAAGCTTGATCGTCAGATTCAGCGAGAAACCAATCAAGCAAAACTTGAAGAACTGAAGGCCAAAAAAGAGGCCAATCAGGCCAAGATTAACCAAGCTAATGCAGAGAAGAATGACCAATATCTTACAGGTATGGACACCATGGCCAGAACCATTGATACGGCAGAAAGCATTCTTAACAGCGATGGGTTCTCAAACTTCTTTGGCACTAACTTCTCCCTTACTTCGCCATCAGTAATGGGCGCTTTCCCTCCAGGTTCAGCCGGTGCAGATACTGCGGCCATGGTTGACACTCTGAAATCTCAAGGTTTCTTGTCCGGGGTCCAACAGATGAAAGGCATGGGCGCCCTGTCTGACGCCGAAGGTAAGAAAATCAGTGATGCGATCGGTAACCTGTCAGGCTCACAATCTGAGGCGTCGGCAAAGCGCACGATTAACACAATCATTAGCACGGTCAAGCTGGCTCAAAAGCGTCTGTCTGATAAATACGGAAAGAAAGTCTCTGACTACTACGACAGTCAATCAACTGGCGGGACCATGACTGATGATGATCTTGTTGCCAAATACTTGGAGAAATAACCATGGCTGAATATACCCGTGATCAGTTGATGACTGCTCTCAGGGCTGCTGATGCCGCCGGTGATGTTCAGGGAGCCAAGCGTATTGCTCAGATGATTGACAGTCAGCCATCAAAATCAGGATCCGTTCTTGGCGCTGTGTCTGACTTCTTCACCGGCGCTGACCGTGAAACAAGAGCAACGCGCGAACTGCCAGAACTGGCTACATCAACGGGCTTTCTGTCCTCGGCAAACCCTGCCACGGTTGCCAAGGTTGCCCCGGCACTGCTGACGACAACCGATCCCAAAGAAATGGCCGACATACTGAAAAGCAATTTCCCAGAGGTCGGCATCCAGTACGACGAGAAAGGCAACATCATTGCTGGCAACAACAAAACCGGTCAGCGCGTAGTGCTAAATAAGCCAGGCGCGTCAGCTATGGACTTATACAATGTGCTTGGTATTGGCTCTCTGGCAATTCCTGCAGGAGCGAGCGGGGCCGCGTCGCTTCCGGTTCGAGCTGCACAAATCGCGGCGCAATCTGGTGCAACGACGGCAGCTCAGGAGGGCTACCAATCTGCTTTAGGTGGTGACTTCGACCTAACAAACGTCTTGGTTGATACAGCGGCAGCGGGTGCGCTTGAGGCTATTCCGGCGATACTGCAAGCAGCTAAGAGCCGATCAGCGCGGACAGCAGCGACCGCAGAGCAGAGCGCAGTAGATGCCGAGGCCGCGAGGGTTGCCGATAACCTATCGCCAGAAATTCAACAGGCCCGTCAGTCGGAGCTTGCGCAAGAGGTCGCTACTCAGGCGCGAGCACGCCGACCGGATCTTGAACGTGTAGCATCAGATGTTGCGCCTATACCTGAGGTTACTCAGGCCGCTGAACGCCTTGGCGTGGCCGATGCGCTTACGCCCGGTCAAACGTCCGGCAGTCAGGCATATCGGGAGCTGGAAGGGGCGTTGTCTGCCGTTCCGGCATCGAAAATGAGCGTGATGCAGAAAAACGGTATTGATGCAGTAGCGCAAAAGGCCGATGACTTCATTGAAGAATTCGGCGGCACCCTGGACAAGTCCGCTCTCTCAGAGAGTGTGCGGGATGGTATTTTCAAGACCATTAACGATCTCGATGATGAAGCCAGTGCGGTGTATAAGTCCATCGCAGAAACGGTTCCGATGGAGACCAAAGTTGATGCGTCATCACTCAAGAACTCTTTGGAAAGTCGAGCGGCTGAGCTTGGTGGAGAGGAATATCTTGATCCTGTTCAGCGTCGGTTACTCAAAATATCGCAAGGAGAACCATCCTACGCATTGATCGATAACGAGCGTAAAAAGGTGGGGGCCGCTCTGCGCAAGTCTCAGGGGCCATACAAAGACGCCGACACAGGCGCTCTTAAAATGCTTTACGGACTACTGACCGAAGCGCAAGAGGGTGCCGCCAAGGCAACCGGCGTGGATGACATGTGGAACGTAGCCAAGAAGCTGACCGCACAAAGAAAGTCGCTTGAGGATCAGTCAATCACATTGCTCGGCAAGAACAAGACGGCGGCAATCATGCCAAAAGTTGGACAGGCAATGAAACGGCTATCCGCCGGTGATTTCAAAGCGTTTGATGAAACGATGGCAGCAATCCCCAAGGAGCGGCGCCAGGAAGTGGTGATCAGCGCGCTTAACGATGTGTTCACTGGCTCATCGAGAAAAGAGAAGCAACTCAACCCGGCAGCATTCGTCGATTGGTATGAGTCTATGTCGCGTAACTCTGCGGTAAGAAAGCGCATCATGAGCAATCTTCCTGACGGCGCAAGCGATCGGCTACATGACCTATTTCTTGTCGCTCGCGGCGTGAGAAATGCGTCATCAGAGCGCGTGAGAACTGGTGTGATTCAGGGGCTATTGAAAGACTTTGATTCAGAAACTGGGATGCTCGCCAAGCTCTATCAAACTGGCAAAGCGGTCGCAGCGGCGGAAGGTGCTACGTCTGTGATGGGAATGCCAGGTGCTGGCACTATTGGAGTTATGGCGTCGGTGCTGTCAAAAGGGAAAAGCGAACCCATTGCCAATGCGGCAGACAGCTTGATTTCAAGTCGGGAATTCAAAGATCTAGTCAGTGTTTATGCTCGGCGCTCGGTTCAATCCGAAGTTGCCAAAAAAGCAGCAGAAAAGGCACTGATGAGGTCGAAGAAGTTTCAGAGATGGTTTGACCTGCTTCCGAGTGAAGACCGCCGTACCATCATGAGAGTGGGGCTTATGACTTACTTGTCAGGAGACGATGAGCAAAAAATACAACCATAATTGCGGCTAGATAGATCATTTTAATATCCTCGTTCCGGTTATGTGAAACTGATTTCTACGATATCATTTTCGCCCAATCTAAAACAACACGGAAGATAAAATGAAGATTTGGCACCTATTGTCTATTTTGCTACTCACCGGATGTTCCGCTACGCAAGTTCAGTATTCACCAGAGCCAATGACGAACCGAGAAGATTCAGAGCGAATCATTGAGCAAGTGATTATGGAGCAGTCTGCAAAACACCGGCCTGAAAGTGTGCTTATCACTGATGACTACCTAGCGTTTGGCGAGGGATACTCAGAGAAAAGTACGGGGCTGGCCAGCGGAACGAAGCTAGGCTCAAATGCGGTTATCGGCGTCGGGTCATCGAGAACTAAAGGTAAGGCGATCAACTCGCGGATTTACTTTAACTCTCTTGGCGCCCCGAGGCTCTACACAAAAAGAGGCTGGTATATTATCCAGGTAGTGGACAATTACGATGCTGTATTGAAGCGATATTACACGAGAGACAAGCATAAGGCTGAGTCGTTCATTGATGCGCTGACATACTTCATTGTCCATGCAGAGCCAATAAAATAAAACGGGCGCACGGCCCGTTATCGCTATTTGTCTTTTTTGTAGATAGACTTAAGCGTCTCGAAGACAACCTGCTTAAACTCTTCGGCTTGTCGGTCAGCGAGTTTTTCAGATTCATCGAGGTAGCCTGAAACCTTAACCGGTTCATTCAATGCATCTTGGAGTATCTGCACATACTCCGCATTGGTGGACCGGTTATTTGATTTAGCCCTAAGCGAAAGCTTTTCTCGCATCCCGGGCGGCATCCTAACCGTAAATTTATCGTCTTCTCTAGCCATCTGTCCTCCTTAAAATTTTTGGAGATCATAGGCCGGAATCAGTGCGCCCACAATAAAGGCACCGTGCCACCATTGTTTGCAAATCAATAACTTCAAACAGAACACAACCCGCTTAACGGCGGGTTTTTTATTGCCTGAAAGGCTGAAACCATACCGGAGAAAGCAAGAATGAATTCAAACACCGTTATCAGTATGCCATCGCAGCTATTCACTATGCGAAGCTCATTCAAAGCTGTGGCTAACGGGAGTGTTTATATCGGCGAGGTTGATACAGACCCAACCATTCCAACTAATCAGATTCAGGTCTATATCGAGCAAGAAAATGGAACGTTGGTTCCAGTGTCACAGCCGATCAAAATCAACTCAGCCGGCTTGTTAACTGCATCAGGGCAAGTACAAAAATTTGTGCTTACAAATACTGAATACTCGATGACGGTGCGAAACTCATATGATGTCGATGAGTTCTATTTTCCGCGTGTTTACGATCGTGGGATCTCTGCGGCGTTGGAAGCCGAAGAGCGCGCACTCGGTGTAGGAGCCAAAATATACAGAGGTAAGAACGGTCAATATGTTAAGAATGGCGATGTTATACCAAGTGAAATTCCGCCATACACACATCTGGCAGCTCCAATTAATGGTAAACCTGAAGA